TTTCCTCCTATCTAAATTTTCCTAGTGCTTTACCATACTTGTCTTTAGCAACGATATAACCACATTTACCGTTTGATCGTGGCTGTCTTAACCACAATCTTAGTGGGCCTTGCAAAGTTGCATCATACTTCACTACGCTACCTTTGCTAAGCTTAGCGATAGCTGGTGAATCAATGTGGGGTTCTTTGTGAATTGCTAAGGCTTCACCTAAGATAAACTCACCAGACTTCTTAACCCAGTTAGGTTTCTTCTTAGCTACGGTCTTACTGCCCTTAGCTAATTTTTTCCAGCCTTCAACAGTGGTATTAACCAAGTTTCTATCCATGTTATCACCAGTGAATTGCCAGATGGTATAAGTTTTCCATGGTGATGTTGGAACGTTCATATTAGGGACATTCCAGCTCTTCCAATTCATACTTGGATAACATGCTACCCATAGTCCACATGTCTTAGCACAGTTAGCTACTTGGTTTAATGCAGATGATTGAACATAAACTAAACACCATACGCCACTAAGTCTATGAAATTCAGTAACAAAACGTTTCACCCAAGTGGTATTGCCCCAGCTACGGTTTTCATTGCTTTCCCAATCAACTGCAGGAACAGCTTCACCAATATAGCCTTTTACATTGTGATAGAAGTATTGAGCTTCCTTTTCAGGATTACCACCTTCACAATAGTGATAAATTCCTAATTGTTTTCCTGCTTTTTTAGCTGCTTGGTAATCTACGTCACATTCAGGATTTACGTACCACATTCCTTGTGTTGCCTTAATCATAGTAATATCTGTACCTGATTGTGTAGCAAAACTACGAGAACTATCGGAATACACGTCACACATTTTAAGCATTAGTATCAGCCTTCTTACCTTCGTCTGCTGGCTTATCTTCTACAGTATCAATCAAATTTTGTGTTCTTTTCATAGCAGCTACACTCTTTTCAATTTCACCGCCAATAAATTGGCTTGAAGGATGTGGTAAGTGAGCTAAATCAAGAATACCAAGTACAGTGTTCAATACTTGAGTAAACTTAGTATCACCATCACCACCTGATTTTTCAGCTTGATATACAAGTGGTTCAACGGTCTTAGCCACTAATTGTTCAGCTTTAGCAAGTTCATTGCCTTGCATAGCTTTACGGTCAATTTCTACTTTATGTTTAGTATAGATAGCTACAATTACTACCAAAGCTACACTTGAAATTGTGATTACTAAATCCATGATTTGATTAATCGTCATTTTTTAACTTCTTTCTTAATTCATCATTGTCTTTTTCGGCATCTAGCCATTTTCTTCTGTAGATTTCAGCGTCCTGTTCTTTCTGCTTAATTTCTTCATCTTTTTGCCGTAGCAGTGTGGTGAGTGACTGTTGTTTACTACTATCAAAAGCTTTGTAAAAAAGCGTTATAGCGCTAATCACACCACCAATTGCTGTAATAATGTATCCCCAATTCACTCATGACACCCACTTTCAGGCATCACAAGCAGTTAGATAAACAAATCCAAAAATTATCAGATCTCCCCATGCTGAATGCCCCATTCGATAGAATGGAGTAAAGATGCCATGCGTTAATTGCAATAATGCTAAAACCATACAAACAATACCAACTATTACAAGAAATACTTTACTGGCAATAATTAGCATGATTTTGTATTTAGTATTGCTAATATACGGAACTAAAAAAGCAGATAGCATTAACAAGATTCCTAACAAAATTAGGAAGCAGTCAATGTATCTACTGTTTTCAATATTCTCAAACTGTGGAGGATAAATGAAGTAGTGGCTGTCATGAAACAGCCAAACACCTTTACCTAAAATAAAAAGACCAATTAACAGTTCACAATTTCTAATTGTTAATTTAGCCTTCCACTGGTTTAGCTTCTTCATTGCTACCACCAACGATTTCTTGGTATTCAGCTTGAGTAATTAAGCCCATATCAATGTAACTTCTTAATTCATCTTGACTGATAAAATCGTTATCAAATTCAAACTTGTAAATCTCAAACATTACTTATTACCTCCTTCAATTGCTGGTGTGGTGTTTTGTGTTGGTTCAGTAGGTTGAGTAGCAGCTGCAGACTGGTTTTGAGTCTTAACCGCTTGTAATTCTTTTCTGATTTCACCTACTTGAACATTTGACATAATGACCAAAGTAGTAAGCTTATCTAATTTCTTATCAAGTTGATCATTTGATTGAGTATTTGACTGACTGTTTGATTTTAATTCAGTAACAGCCTCTTTTACATCTTCCACAGTGTGAAGTAAAGCATCATCTGAAGTGTCTACCCATTCATGAGCTGTGTAATCATATCTTTGATGTGTAAAGTTTGGATTTGGAGTTTTAGTTACATAAGGATAGCCTTTATCACTCATATCCTTTGTGGTGGTGTATGGACCATCACATTCTCTGTATTCTCCATTAATAATTCCAGAGATCCAAAATGTACTTTCATTTAATTCTGCCATTTTATTTTCCTTTCTTTAAATAAGTATGTCGTTCAATATCAACGACCGCTTATATTATGTGCTATCTAAATATTAAATAAAGTTTGCATTCTACCTCACCCTTAGGTAAACAGGTTTTGTCTTATGAATTAATCCAAGCTTGTTTACATTTAGATAAGCATCAATCATCTACGCCACCTCCTTCAAAGAAGCAGCATAACAAAGCCTATAGTGGGCTTTTATCCCCCCCCAGCTTAGATTTTAATGCTTGAATTTCAGCTCTAAGATTTAAAAAGTTAGTGTTTGCATCTAGCGGATTTGGATACCATTGTGGTAGATCATATGACTTTGTAATAATCATTGAACCAATGTTAATTGATGCTCCAGCATCATTTTCAATTCTTATCATCATCTTATTAACATTCTGCGTCATCTTAAAAGTGGCTGTAATCCAAACCCAATCTAAAGACTTATTTGCTTTGTAGGAAATAATAGTAGAATCATTAGACAAACTATTATAAGTAGTGTTTCCTACCGTAGCTTTAATAAGTTGACCTGTATTTCCTTTTTCAGATTGCGCATAAACATGTAAATTTCCATTTCCAGAAGGATTGTCGATTTTTATATATGCACCCCATGTTAGTATTTCATCAGCATAAGCTGCCAATGGTTGACATATGCCACCCCAAGACCAGTTGTAAATACTCGATAAGTTAGAATTGGGATCTTTTGAAGATGAAAGTGAAACATTAATAACATCTCCATCGCTTTTATACCACTTACCGCTAAAATCACTTGAACCTTTTAGTAAATTTGATGGTTGTTTATCTGTTTCGTCCAGTAATCTAACACCATTTGCATAAATGCTCATTACGCCACCTCCATTTCTGAAGGTACGTAAAGCATTGATACTAGTGGGTTAGCTGGCTGTCTACCCGTACCAGCATATGTAATTTTTGACCATTTAGCATTCTGCAACAAATCATTAGGCAATGTAACATCATTTTTTGTAATTAGTTCATCACCATCAACAAAAATATTAGCCATGTTTAGCTCCTTTCTAAATAAAAAAGAGAGCAAATGCTCTCTTACTTACTTTTTACAACATGGTCGTTTATCATGAACGACAGCTTTAATTCTTCGATGAATATCTATTGGGTGCTGCCATCTATAGACCAGCACCTACATCTTGAGAAGTAAAGCCATACACTGTCAATACCAGATTAGTATATGAATAGTTTGAGGTGTCGTCATAATTGGATTTTGTACGGACAGCTAATGTGGTGTTGTCCGTAAACCAAACTGACATAGCTCCGGGACTGTCTTCATTATCACTTCGCTTGTTATTTATTTTACCGCGTTTCAATAACGGTGTGCGAAAATCGTTTTCAAGAGCATTATTGTCAGCATCTTGATAAAATACCTTTACAATAATTTGGTAATATTGAACATCCGAATACTTTGCATCAGCTTGACTAAAATATTTTGTCATATCAATAGTAAAAGATTGATGGTTCCATTCACTGTTATTATCACCACCAATATAAAAAATATTTAGGTTTTCTGCTCCATTTCCATTAAGAAACTCATTTTCACCTAGAGCATAACCTAGAACTTTTTTGCCATTTATCGTTAAAGCCATACGGTCACCTTCTTTATTCTGTTATTTCATACAACGTATTTGGATCTTTAGTAGCAAGCTTATCGTAGTCAGCTTTACTAATTACGGTAGGCTTTTTCATATATCCTGTTTCAATTGCTGTAACTCTGTTGTTAGTGTTATTCAGATCCGTTTGGTTAACCTTGCTTGATAAATCAACAGTGATATTAGCATTGCCACTATCATCAGGGCTTATCTTTGCGCCACCGTTTACAGTGATAGTTTTAAGCTTACCAGCGTTGCTAATTTCAGATTCAAGCTGATTCTTTAAGCTGTCTGCATCAGTCTTTAAAAATACCGTTGCTTTATCGGCTTTACCGTCCACAGCGCTTTGCAAACCACTTAAGCCACTCACTTGAGTTTGCAAGTTCTGTAGTGATTCATACAAGCTACTAATAGTGATTGTCTTATCACCAATTACAGCACTGGTTGGTCCATCATCAGGATCATAAATGCCAATTACCAGTGATCCATCATCTGCTGGTTTCAAACTAGCATCATAAGCCGCTTGAGGACTGTCGCACTTGACAAACGACAGCTTAGTGGCTAGCTTTTGTGTTGTTTCAGACTTAGTAAAGTGATCAGTATTAATATTGCCTGAACTATCAGGTTGAATGTTATCAACTGTTTTAACTTTACCAGCTTGCGCAAGTCTTAAGTCAGTTTCTTCCTTAGTGTAGTAATTTTTAATGGTGTCCCCTGTAACAAACTTTGAAAAGTCTACCTTATCAAATTGTTGTTTCAAGGAGTCCATTGATGCTACAGCATCATCAACTTGTTTACTTACAGTGGTAAGTTTTTGATCGTTAGCACTAATACTATCCTTAATTGGTTGAACAGTATCATTGAAATCCTTAACTGTGGAAGTCTTCCACGAGTTGTAATCTGACTGAATGTCAGCTAATTCTTTTGTCTTTTCCTGACTCAACTCTTCAAGAGCTGCATCACGTTGATCATTGATTGACTTAATAGCCGCTGTAATATCAGCCTGATTACTGGTTTTAAGATCAGCTAATTGTGCATCAGCTTTACTTTGAATAGCTTGTTCTTGACTAGCCCAATCACTTGCCAGCTTATTGTATTTAATAGAGTAATCAGTAAAATCACTGTTAATCTTAGTAAGTACTGCTTGTGCTTGTTGTTGTGCATTACTTGAATCTTTATTCAATTGATCAATAGTAGCTTGTGTTTTTTGAGTAGCACCTAGCAGGTGGTTTTCCATAGCAATAAGACTACTTACATAACTATCATTGATAGGCTTAACAGTTGGATCAACTTTAACTTGAAAATAGAAATCTTGTGTAGTATCAACAATAGTGTCGCCTTGCTTAATTTGAAAGAAACAAGTGCCACTGGCTGTATAACATTGGTGAGTCATTTGATAACTAAAGTGTCCTTTAGTTCGATCAATCATGTTGAATTTACCACTTTGCTCACCAGTACCATCATCAGCAACTACACGATCACTCTCTTTAATTTCTGAAAATGAAACATCCTTATCAGTTAAATCATAGGGAGAATCATCTTCATTTAAAATTGTTACGTCCAGCACTAAACCTTTTTCAGTAGAACGTAAAACCCTCGTGTCGTCTGACACGGGGGTTATTGATTTATCCGTTTTTAATGTTATCGGTCTTAGACTCACTCTCTTTCACCTTCTTTCTGTGAATTTCTTGAAGTTGAGTATTTCTTAACCTTAAACTTTGATTTTCTTTTTCTAGTTTCGCTATTTTAATGGATTGGTTTGCAATAACAGTTCCCAATTCATTTGCTACAAATTGTTCTAATGTATTCATTTTTATAAATCCCAATACTTACTTGGTCCTCGCCAATATTGCTTAATCCATGAACCTAATACAGGTTGATCACTGCTTGTTACAACAACATTCCTACCACCAATCTGTGCTTGATTAGGTCCAATGTGTGTAATAGCACCACTATTTTTATCATGAATATTTACTGATCCAGATCCCAAATTCAAAGTATAATTTGGAGAATCTAAACTCAAACCACCAATTTCCTGACTAGGATTTAGTAAATTAGTGGCATCTCCAACCGCAATTGAAATGCCATGGTTTTCAACGTGTAAAACACCGTTAATAGTTCCCAAACTTGTAATTGTATCAGTCTTAATGTGTGATGCATCCAAAATAGGGATATGAGCTTGATCAACAAAGAAATTGCCAGTTACTTCACCACTTGAATCATCAATACCAAACAAAGCATGTGGATTGCCATAAATATCATGGAAATTAAAACCTAAGCCATTAAATTCCATATAAGAACCATCATTGTTTTTAGCTCTAATTGCCATGACGTTATTCCAACTGGTAGAGCCATCACTGGAAATAGGTTCAAGCATTCCGCCACCACCAGACTTCAGAAAATTATCAAAGTTATCTATGTTAGTAACCATTTCCTGCATGTGGTTAGCAAAATCTTTAACTGATTCATCAAGTACTAAGGTCTTCTTGCCAGCTTTATCAGTTTTATAGTGAGCATTACCTAACTTTGCCATTAAGGTCTCCCATGCTTGAGTTTGGGATGTACCTTGCAAAGTCATAGCTTCCTGAACAGCACCAATAAAACTATTTGATCTGGCAATGGCTTGACGTGTGGAAGTGATTTTTTCATTAGTTCTATCTTCACTAGCTTGAACAAGTAGGTGTTCATAGCTAGTTGGCAAATCACCTAAAGTTACATTTAAAAAAACGTGGGCTAAACAGTCCCACGTTGTAGCTGTAACTTCAGCTTTTTCAGTAATTTCATAATCAGGAAAACTAACATCCACATAGTCATAAAGACTTAGTTGAGTAAAGTCCTGATCATTATCTGACATGTCTTGATAATCAAGTGATGTTTGAACTTGCATATGACCATATCTGTGTTCAATTAGATAGTTCTTACCAATTTCAGTAGCTTGATCAATATCAGCTTGTGTAGCAACAAAACTACCATCACTTTGCTGACCGCTTAAATCCTGATCATCATGTTTGAAGTAACCACTAATATCAACAGTATTAACGCTATCAATGTTAGGATTTACACCAAATCCTTCAGCATAAAGTGGACCAATCTTAACAGTTACTTCCTTATTAGATTGATCAACATTTGCGTTGTAGTTGGTGTCAGTATCAGCGGAATTATCTGTATCAGCATCTGCAGATGTAATATTTGAATTTTTGTCATCAATATCATCTTCACAGAGCCATCCATTTTTTCCTTTGTAAGTTACTTCAATGTAAGTCTTGCCATCACCAGATTTTGCTTCATGACCATTAACAACAGTGAATGTCTCACCATTAGGAATTGACCAGTTTAAAGCATTCTTACTGTCAGGAGTTGCATAAATTTCAACCTTGGAATGATCTTTAAGTTGATTATTAATAAAGTCATCAAAGGAATGTGGTTTAACTGAACCATCTTTAGTGTAGTTAATTGAACTAGATTCTACCCAGCCATGACTCGTGTGCATGTAGGTCTTACCGCCTTGAGTAATTGTTTTATCAATAGTAGACATCCCTTTTTTAGCAGTAACTTTGACTTTCTTTTGCTTTTCGGCCCAGTAATTAGCATGTCCGTAAACTTTATGGCGTTTCTTGCCTTTACCAGCCCAGTGCCATGCATGTTTGCCACTACCTTTTTTAATAACAGTAGTATTGCTAGACACCATTTTATGGTCCTTAGTAAAGTGATACTTTACAGCGCCATCTTTAACATAACCATAACCAGAGTTGCTGTATTGACGGTAGCTGTCTTCTTCAGTAAGTGATAAGTGTGGTCCATACAGCCATTGGTGTGGTCCTATTCTGTACCATAAATCACCGTTTGAATTACGTTCAACCATGTCATAGTCAACAACAGTACCATTTTTAACAGTCCAGTCTTGACCTAGTGACTTAACAGGATGGTGATCAGGACCAATTTCAGGTGAATAAAATACTCTAATTGATTTTCCTTTGCCGTAAGCAACTACAGCAGAGCCATGAACAGTAACACGAGAACCTACACCTTCACTATCAAACGGATTACTGCTCTTAACAGTTACCGTCCCACTGACATTGTTAATTGCATAAGCACCTGATGTGTCAAAATTGATCCACTTAGAATCAATCCAGCCACCGCCATCACTTTGTGCAATTGGATACCAGCTATCGCTATTAACAGTGTTAATTTGATATTTACCATCAGGAGTAAATGAACCATCATTAACAATCTGACCTAAGTGCAGTTTCATCCCGTTTTGCAAAGTACCAATGATCTTTTGACCATCTACAGGACAATCATAGATATTGATATTGCCGCCAGCCATGTAAGTGATACCTAATGAATCGTAAGTGCTTTCCCATGTAGCCCAGCCTTGCCAATTATTTTTCGCAATTGCTTGACCTGGTACATACTTAGCGACAAATACCGCACCAGTATACATGTTCTGAATGTTCTTATCTTGACTAAAGGTGGTTTTGATATTTTTACCATAGGTAACTTTAATACCAGAATCACGTCCAATACGTTTTGAATGTCTGATATTCCAATTATCAAAATCAAATTCACCGCCAAACAGTCCTAAAACTGATTGAGTAACAGTATCACCTTCCTGATCAGGATCAATAAACAAATTACTTGCCTGCTGGCCGCCTTGAATATTCACTTTACTTACTTTGTTAACATCGGAATAGAAAGTAAATTCTCTCTGCTCCTGCATTTGATTAAGGATTTGATTGCCTAAATCTTGTGCAGTTGCGCCGTTTAATTGAATATCATCAGCAACAGTAGAGTTAGCAAGTAACGCACTAATGTGTTCCGCTTCAACCACCACATTATCTAATTCGGGAGTAATGTGGATGATTTTAAACCATTGATGTACGTGCTTAGGATCACAGTCTTCCATAATCCATTTGTTAGGTTGGATTTCCTTTTGGTGCAATCCTGATCTTGGATAAGTCATAGTTAAAGACCAAAACTGATTAGAATTGCCATTAACCTGACAATCAATTGCATCAGGAAGAGGAATACCGCTACTAGTAAAATCACTGGCAATACTGTCATAAAGATGTGGCATTGTCATCAAATCAGAGTAGTCACCATAATCAACTTCAGGAATTGTACCTACAGTTAATTTCATTAGATCAACCTCCTCCAATTTGGTTTGTATTCAGCTTTAGTGATAGTAGTGCCAGTTTCAGCAGTAACAGTGATAGTATTCTGACCCTTCCACAATTTAGGAGTATCAAGGTTAGGAAAATGAGTTTGTGTATTGTATAGATTGCCATCTGCATCATAAGTATCACCAGTAGCACCATTAAGCCAAAATTCACCTTCCATATTCTCAAACGTGTAAGGCAAGCCATTGACGTACAAAGTGAAACTACCATTTGCAATGAAGTGCCAATCAGGAATAGCAGACCATTTTTCTTCACCAACTACCACATCGCTATCAGGCAATGGGATATAAGCAATTCCATCAATACGATATTGGAAAGGCTGACAATAAAACGGTATTGCACATACACCAACAAAATCACTAGTTACATCTTTAGTAACAGTGAATGGATCTTTAACAATAGCCTTAAACACATATGTTGGATCAGCAGTGAATTTAAGATATTGATATTTCATCCGCCCATCAGGATCAGTTGGAGCAGAGAGCCAATCAGTTACAGACCGTTCCCAATCAAACCAACCACGTTCAGGTGGTCTAAGAATTTCAAGATTAAAGGTTTCAGTCACATTTTGGTAAGATTGATTATTTTGTAAGAAATCACCATTTTTACCTTTTATATGTGTAGGATCAATGTCAGCTGTTGGATGAATTAAATCCCATGGCTTTTGTACGACCATGCCAAAATCTGTTGAAGCATGGTCTTGAAAAATCAGCTTCACATTATCATCTAAATCTTGCACTTAATCCCCTTCTTTCTTTAATCATGTCTTGTCTACGGTCTTGCTTGTAGAACGGCTCAACTAACTCCCACAGCTTGCGACCTTCAGGAGTTTCAAGTGTGATATGAATATCACGGTTTTGAGCGCTCATTTTTTGCAAAACTAAAAGCATGGCTTTTAATAAGTCATGCTCATCTTTTTCATCTTTATTAGAAATACGTTGTTGGTTAGCATTTAAATTACTGTTAGCTGTAAGAATACCTACAGCCTTGCCAATTAACTCCCAAGCACGAGTTGACTTACTTGGAATAAGCGGAACAGCCATTTCAGGTCCTGCTTCACCAAAAATACTTGGCGAACTTGCAATACCCCCATTAGCATACCAGTGAGTAGAAGTATTAACCTTGTGTTCCCATGCAGCTTTAGCAGTACCATAACGTCCACGGATATAGTCTTTCATCCATCTCAATTGAGTAATAGCATTAGTTCTCCAATCTCTACCAGCAGATGCCATTTTGCTTGCTGGTAATGATTGTGGAATACCATAAGCGCCACTTGATGGGTTAGTAATTCTAGGATTCCAGTGAGATTCACCTGGGATTCCATTTCCACCATCAATAATCAATTCCATATAATGCCACCAAGATTCAGGAATGCCGGCTTGTTTTAACCAGTGTAAGTGATCACCTGTAGGCTTTCCACCTATACCATCTTCATTTTCTGACAAGTGATCACCAATCCAATTAAGAGCTTTACCACCAAGTTCACGTTTAGCTAAAGCTAACAAACTAGGTTTAATCTTAGGTTGATGCTTAGCTTGATCGTGAAGACCTTTAACACGGTAGTAACCATAGCCCATAGACATTGCATCAGAAATTCTACTGATACGTGCATAAGGTGGGGTTTCATTAAACATTGTGCCTTTGCTTGGATTGTTGATAATACCAACGTGACCAGCTGCACCAGTACCATGACCAAAAATGACCAAATCACCAGGCTCTGTTTTAGATAAGTTTTTACCTAAATACTGAACACCTGATGATTCCTGCATAGCAACAGTAGTACGACCAATGTTAATTCCAAAATGTCTAAGTGCCTGCATTACCATACCTGAACAGTCAGATAAGGTCCTTGACGCAGCACCCATTTGATACTTAACACGGTCAAAAGTATCCTTGGCATATTGCAAGAACTTAGCACGTGAACCACCACCAGAGCCAATGGCTTTATTGATAACCGTCCACATGGCTTGAGACCATGGATTACCAAAGTAAGTACCAGAACGTTTACTCAAATCAGTAGAATCTTTAGTTAAATTAGAACCAACATCATCAAGATTATTGGTAAACATTGATTTAAAGCTATCAGCAAAGTGCTTTAAGCTGTTTTCTGCTAACTTTCTAAGTTCTTTCTTGCTAATGCCAGTACCATTTGCAAAGTGTGGAAGTGAGAGTGATTGAGTTTGAGTACCATTAAGAACACCCCAACCTTTTCTCAATAGCATCCTACGATTATTCCCATGAGGAATAATAATGTCATTTTGATCAGTTACTACAGCTTCTTGACGTGGACCAGATTGAGCATCATTAACGACTGCTAAAGTGTCATGAGTTAAACGACCATTTGCATCAGTACCCTTAGCAAAGTGGACTGGATTAATAACAGAACTATTACCACCAAATTGCTTTAATACAGCATCAATACCACGAATACCACGGTTGATTTGTCTGATTGTGCCACGCATTGAATCAGATGCATAACCAACCATTTTATGCATTGCACCGCCAAAACCACGAGCAGTAGCAGTGCCTAATTTGATTACACCATCGTGCAATCTCTTAACAGATTGGTAAGACCGTTTATAAAGATTACTAAAGTCTTGTTCAGTTGATTTTCTGATCTTATCAGTAGTTTTACCAACACTTGAAGTCATTGACTTGAAATCTTTAACAGTCGCTTTAGACATGCTAGAGATTTTCTTGGTGAAATTACCTTTGCCTTCGAGTGACTTAACAGCCTTTTCAGCCTGCCTAGAAATTTGTTCGCCAAACTTATCTTTTTTAGCAGTCCTAGCTAAAACATTAAGACGTTTTTCAACAGTATTAATGTTTTTGTGTAATGACTTTAATTGGCTAGTACCTTTTGTTTTTACACTAACAGTACTCTTTTTGCCTTTGATCTTCTTGATTGCCTTAGAGAGTGACTTAACAGATTTAACACCCTTGGTTTTTACAGTAACCTTATGAGTGCCACCCTTAATACGCTTCATAGCCTTTTCAAGGGCTTTGATCTGCTTAGATCCTTTTACCTTAGCAGTTACAGATATAGATTTACTGCTTAAACCTTTAAGTGATGCACCAGAAGCGCTGATACTTGGCACAGAAACACGACTTGAACCAGATGAATATGAACGTCTTGATATGGACGTTGATCTTCTTCTAGTTGATTTACGTTTCTTGGTCTTACGTTTTTTAGTCTTCTTTGTTTTAGGAGCAGTAGTAAGTTTCTTAAATAAAGCGTCACTGATCCACTTGGACTTGCCAATTCGACTATTAGCACCAAGTAACAATCCTTCATCCACAAGCGTTTCACCGTGATGAGGATTGGTCTTAGCAACAGCTTTACGTTCTTGACTGATACGACTAGTAAGCTTATTTAGCTGTGCAATTAAGCCTTTGGTATTTCTACCACGCTTTAGAGCGTCTCTAATTTCTTTAGCGACTTTAGCTCTATCAGCCTTATCATATTGTTCATGCTTAATCAGACGCTTACGCTCATTAGCAGTAGCACTATCATTTTTATCATGACGTTCTTTTTGCTTTTGATGACGCAAACGGTCTTCATCGTACTTCTTCTTAGTAAGCTTAGTTAATGTAGTAAGAATCTTAACAGGATTCTTAGTTTCAAGGCTATAAAGATCAACAGTACCATTTGCAAGGTGAACTGATCGACCAAACAACTTAGCCATATCACGAGCATTAATAACGTCTTGCCATGGAAAGATCCAACGTGGTACATTCACACCCTGTTGAACTTCCACAGAACCATCAGGATTTAAAATTCCTTCCTTATTATTAGTAGCTGGTGAATCATGACCATCATTTAAGATAGCTGGATAGCCATATTTCTTCTTCCAATCAGTACCACTAGCTAAATGAAGTGATCCAACCTTAAGTTTTCCGTGGAAGAACTTATTGACGTTATTGGCAGCACCTTTGATGTTATCAATAGCATGACTAAAAGTACTTTGAATGCCTTTTAATAAACTCGACCAGAAGTTTTTAAGAGAATTGCCGAAACTCTTAAAACCACTAAAAACTTTGCCTAGTCCACCATGTGTGGCGGAATTGAGTTTCCTATATAAATCAGAAGCATTCTTATGAATACCATTCCAAATTCCTTTAGCAGTTCTTGAAATATTCTTCCAGTTAGCTGACCATCTTCGTTTCTCAATAGCAAGTTGTTTTTTAGCAGTTTGACCAACGGTCTTAAACAAATCACCGTGATTTTTCTTTAAACGTTTGCTAAATGAAGCAAAGTTTTTAATCGTTTCTTTATTGGCTTTGCTATTAGTCTTTATGTAAGATTTAGCAAAACGAGAAACAGACCGCATAATCTGCTTAGTACCTTTAGAACTATGTTTATAGACATTATCCCAAGCTTTCTTAAAGTTCTTGGATAATGAACTCTTGAAGTGGTTAACTGCTTTACCAACTTTACTTAAACCACTCTTGATGTTTTTACCAACACCATTAGCCCACTTTCTGAACTTAGGATTATTCTTGTAAAGCAGTGCTGGAATGCCTAACAAAGGTGAAACTGCGGTCAATGCTAATTCTTTAGAGTTTTTCTTAGCAAATGACTTACCTTTTCTTAATCCTTGACCAAACTTCTTACCAACATCTGCTCCCCACTTACCTACTTTTCTAAAAGTATCATGGGTTGACCAGCCTAAATTTTCTAAACTCCAGAATTTCTTAGGCGGTTTATTGCGCTGCCAACCTTTGGTGAAATTATTGACAGCTTGACCACCCCAACGTCCAGCATATTTACCGATAATTGCACCAATTGGAGCAAGCATTGGACCAACAACTGGAATCATGCTGGTTAATGTACCACCAGCGACAGCGCCAACAGCACCGCCAATGTCTTGACTTCTAGCATTAGCACTGTGACGGTCCTTAACAGCATTTATCACTTCAGGTGTTGCAACTGCAGCGCCTGCTAAAGCACCAGTAGCAAGACGCTTACCCATAGAGAACTTAGTAGTAGCTTTAATTCCTGCTGAAATCTTTTTGCCTACTTCTTGACCAAACTTTTTTGCAAAATTAAAGCCAGACTTAATTTTGCTCCAGCTCCATTTGCCTGCCTTTGCTAAAACATTTCCTGTAGCTCTAAAACCCTTAGCTATTGCTTTTCCAGCTTTTGTACCTAAATCGCTTGCTTTAACCCAGCCTTTTTCAATACCTGTCCAAGCTTTGATGCCAGCTTTTTCTACAGTAGTCCAAGTTTTACTTCCAACTTTTCTAAAGCGGCTAAAAGTCTTGGATAGAACGCCACCAAACTTAGCCCAAGCTTTTTCACCTTTAGTAGCTTTTTCAGCAAGCTCAATACCTTTAAATCCTGATCTTAATGCTTTAACTGACTTGTAAGCAGTAACAGCACCTTTACCAATAGAAAAAAGACCGCCACTGACTTTACCAATGCCCTTAATTGCTACCATTGCAATTATGGCATCAGATATAGTCTTAACAGCAGTCTTATTTTTAGCTAAATCAGCAGTAGCAGTAGCAAGCGTATGTAATGCACTACTTGAATCTTTACCATTACCTTTACCAATATTTTGGATAATAGCTGCAAAGTCTTTCCAAACAGCCTTACCAACTTCCACACCTAGAGAAACAACATTTTTAGTGATAGCTACAATATCACCTTTATTTTTATCTAAGTAGCCAATAACGTTTGAAATCGCTTTACCTAGTTGGTTAGCACCGCTCATGACTTCTTTACTGGTCATGATGTTCTTTAAAGCTTGAAGTCCTGAAGTCTTAGCATCAAAAATTGGCTTAGTAAATTCTTGTTCCAACTTTTGACGTGCTACAGTCATAGCCTTTAAAGCACCAGCTTGACTTTGACCATAGCCTTTAAAACTTTCATCAGCATATTTAGATGACTTAGCAATCCAAGTTTGGAATTGTTTTTGTGTTACATCACCAGTTTTAAGCAATGCTCTAAGTTTGCCCTCTGACATGCCAGCACCACGTGCAAGTGTAGCCATAAAAGTAGGTGCAGCTTTGGTAATTCTACTTAAGGAGGAATAAGTAACTTTGCCAGTAGAGCCAATTCTTTGAAGCCCTGCTGACATTTGGTCAATCTGTTGACCAGTCATTTTAGAGCTATCACCTACACCAGCTAAGGCTTTAGACATTTGCATAGCGCCTTTAAAGCCAATGGTTGACCAGTTAAGCATGTGAGCCTGTAAATCGGATGCTGAATCACCAGCTAAATTAGTGTTAGACTTTAACTCACCAATTTGCTTATCCAGGGCTTGAATCTGTCTAGTGTTCATGCCCATGCCTTTGAATCTACCATTGATCTTAGCAATGGCTAAATTCAAGTTCATGCCCTCTGTATAAGCAGATTTAAGGCTTGATCCTAAATTAGATACAGCATTGCTTACAGCATTACCAAGTGCAGATCCCATAAACACTTCACGCAATGTTCTATGAGTTTCTTGACTTTTTTTGTTAACACTAGAAATTTTAGCTTTTAATCTATCCCATGGTGTAGGATTGATTTTTCTTTGTTCT